CAACTCTTGTGTTTTTGTGTATGTGTCAGCCATATAATTGTGCCATATGTCGGAGTAATAATCAAAATGTTGGGAATCTATTTTTTGACCCCCTATATAAAGCTCAATAGTGGAATTGTAAAAAAGATTGGAAGACATGTTTACAGCATCGACACCAACTTTTTCAAACCAAATACCATTAATTACATCACCTAAAACTGGAATGATAACCGAATTATCTGTATTCGTAATAGATTTAATCAATTTTGGAGCCTGAGAAAAGTTTGTATGTCTCGTAAACTTCATACGAAAAAAGGAATGACCCTCTTCACTGGTAAGGTATATGTCTTGTACACCTTTGGACACCAATTGTATTAATGCACCCGACATTTAATAGATGTTCAGATTATAAAAACAGACACTTTCCCTGAGGAAAGGCACTCTTAGGTTCTTCCACGTTTTTACCATGTATATTAAAACCACCTTGACGGTACACCTTCATCCGCTTATAATACATGGCGGTGAAGACTGACCATGGGTCATGAACATCGTAGATGTGTGGATTGTTCTTCTTCCCCTTTGTTTCTCTCATAATTCGACCAATACTCTGTATGATATCAGACTTTGGGGAAGCTAAAATAACTGTGTCTAGGGTGGGGATATCCAAACCTTCGTGGGCTTGACTGAATGTAGCAAAAATAATCTTCTTCTTTGAGGATTCTTGGAGTTGCGCTTCTTTCATACCCCCCATGTATAGACCAGACGTTTTGGGAAAACATTGGTGAAGAAACTCACAATGAAGACGGCGGTCACTGAGTACTAGGAGTTGTCGAGTACCTGCTGAGGCTTTTTTAACCAATTCGACCAACATTATGTTTCTACGCCTGTCCTCGACGAGCTCTGTAATCATGTTAGGCATTGAAATCTTCCCATTTCGCATAGAGGGTGGGGGGTTTCTATAGTTTGGAGACTCAAAGATGACTGGGAACACTTCAACCTGTTCCTGATTTTTTCGTTCAACTGCAAAAAAGGTGGGACCCATGAACCAATGAAGAACCTTGGTGAGACCATCTTTCCTCTCTGGGGTTGCCGAAAGGCCATAAATGTGTCGTGGACACATTTTGAAGAGGGACTGACTAAACACTTTAGCACAGATATGATGGGCTTCATCTACGATGAGAGTCCCAATACTCTCAAAATCTGAGAAACTATACTCCTTTAGGGACAAAGACTGAAGCATGGCAATAACAAAATCACAATCAACTTCCTTCTTATTCTGCTGAACAACACCAATCGTAGCACCTGGACAAAACTGCTGGATACGTTCTCGCCACTGGTCCGCAAGAAACTGTTTATGCACAACAATCATGGTCCTGTATCCCAACTTACAGGCTATGGCCAAGGATACCGTCGTTTTGCCATAGCCACATGGTAAAGAAAGGACGCCATGCCCTGCTTTAATTGCTGCTGCGAGTGCCTCATTTTGGTGGGTAGAATCTCTGAGTTCTCCCACAAATTTGGTCTTGATTCGGGTTGGTTCGGGGCGTTTATCTTGCCGAGGCTCTCCAAGCTTAGCGGTTCCATAGAATCTTGGAACGCAGACTCCATTCTTAGTTGGTCTGAAAACTTTGAAAGGCGGTGGAGGAAATCCAAAGTCACCATTTACGATGGGTCTTACCGTTAATTCTTTTTTAATTTCTTGGATTGGACCCGTGTCTACAAGATATCCAGTTCTTGTTAGGGTTGTCATCGTACTATACTCATTTAAAGAGTAAAAACTTTAAATGAGTATAAGATGCCTACCGTAAACGTTGAAGAGAACATCACACAGCTTCGTTCCAATATTGAAAAGATGACCCAAGAAGTATTTAGGCTTCAGGGTATGCTCCAAACCTTTGAGGGATTCAAGAAGGGTGGTCTCAAGACAATTGACCTTCCAAACGACCCTAATCAGGAACCCGTCGAGGAACTCGAGAGTGTCCAAGAGAAGCCCGAATAAGTACCGACATTCCAAACCCCTTTAAAGTCCACCACAACTTCAACTTCATCATCCTTTATTAGAGACTGAATAGGACGTCCTTTGACCTCACACATCACTCTCCTATAACGGAACGGTACCTTCACTGTGAGAATAGTACCATCAAGGGGATTATCTCTATTTTGATTCATGAGGAGATGTGATTTATTTGTATGCATTCGTTCTATAATTTCCGAGACTTTTACAGGAATTATATAACGGATATACTTTTTATCATTAAAGTCATACATAGGTTCGTGCACTTTTGCTATGAACTTCATTGATTTCTATTACGATATACAGAGACTAAAACTATAAGCAGCACAAGTATGAAAAGTAGGACTTGTGTGAGAAGGAGGGGTTTGAGTGGTTCTCTCGTACCAAAACATTCATGACTTAGGGCTCTAGATACTTCAACACCAGCTTCAATACTCGAGTAAGGTGTTTCACGTGGAGACATCATACCACACATCGCAACCTTGGGGCATTCCCCAAAGAATGGGAGTTGACCATGAAGGCTGAGAACCCCCGAGGATTGGGAAAAGGACCACTTCTCCTCCTCGACTTCCCATTCTGCACCCCACCCAATTCGTATATCGAGGGGTTCAGGTAAACCGAGTTGTTTAATAACCTCAGCTTTTATGATTTCGGGATTCGAACTTAACACTTCTTCATTCAGGTCGCATATGACACATGATATAGTGTTAGTATCAACTAGAACCTTGGGTTGTAAATTCCACTTGGTTTGGATTGCTATTTCAAGGTCTGTTTTCATGACTGGTGTTTCCTCATAATCAATTAGAACATTGATAGCACCATATGTACTTCCTTGAACCTTCTTGAGGGCATCTGGTCCCCAGTTGTCTCCCAAAAATTTCAGGGCTGGACTGTTATCGAGACACAAAAAGAGCATTCCATCATCAATAATTCTTTCATCTGAAAAGGTTGCAACAAAATTGTCCTCCCCATATTCAACATTCATCAGTTCTGTACCAAAAATAAAGTTGGCACCAGCGTTGATGAGTGCTTCCTCCATCGCATCACACATCACCTTACCTGACACCTTTTGTGTGTACATTTGTGAAAGTATGGTATGGTCTAAATTTTTTACAAATTCGTACGCTGACATCACATCCCATGTAACCCCATCCATGATGAGTGGTAAATGTTCAATGTATGCCTGACCCGTCTCAGTGAGACTTCCTACTGCATCTTTCAGGGATATACCCCTATACTTTTTAGGTTGTGCAATTACCTTGGAGAACATGGACACGAGGGTTCCATAATCTTTTACACCTAGGGATTTAAAAGCAAATCCAAACATATCCTTTCTTTCCACGATTTGAAATATATCATCCCAACGGATGTTCATCTCTGAAAATATGGACTGTGTGTTTACAAACGCCCGATCAAATACAATCCTATGTGCGTGTAAATCACGTGTTTCCGTTTCGGGTTCCCACCACGAACCTCCAGCTGATACTTTTCTATCATAGAGGGTGACGTCGTGTTCACCTGACCTGAGAATCTCCCATGCGAGAGACATCCCTGTCGGTCCTGCACCAATGATATGAATCTTCATTCTACTTTTAGTTGACATATTAATTTCATATTTAATGTAGGATAATGCTGTCAATACTCAGTGAAGCCAGTGTGTATGCGTCTTCACGCGTTAAAATGCCGCCGAAACAGAAGCTGAAAACATGGAAATTTGCTGGTAAATTTCTGTGGAAGAATGCCACTGTAAAAGATAAAGCTGAATTGGGTCGATGGACGAAAGATGAACTCCTCGATCTTGGTCCAACATTTGTAAAACTAGGTCAAATTGCTTCGACGAGAGGAGACCTCTACCCACCCGAATTTACAAAGGAGTTGGAATCTCTCCAAGACAACGTTCCTCCCGTTGAAATACATGATGTTGTAGATCAAAGCGTGTTCAAAGAGTTTGACCTGGTGCCATTCAAATCTGCGAGTATTGGTCAGGTACATATGGCGGTCCTACATAATGGAAAAAAGGTTGTTGTAAAAGTAAAAAGACCTGGAATCCTAAACATTATGAAGGAGGATACAGATAATGTTAGGGAAATTGTAGAATTTTTAGAAAAAGTTGGTATTGACACTGGGAATAGTTCTGGTTTAGTCCTCGAGGAGTCTATTGAGTATCTCCTAGGTGAAGCAGATTACAAACAAGAAATTCAAAATGCCATCAAGTTCAAAAAGGGTATGAACAATGTTGACTGGGTCAAGGTTCCTAAAGTCTATAAGAAGTACTCTACTAACGACATGATTGTCATGGAATATGTCCCATCAACAAAACTCACAGAGATTACTGACCCCAAAGTGAATAAGAAGAAGATATGTGAAGCACTCATTAATGCATATGTCATTCAAACCATGGACATTGGGTTCTTCCATGCAGACCCCCACCCAGGGAATTTAGGTTTTTCACCCAATGGGAAACTTGTATTTTATGATTTTGGATTACTTATAAATTTATCTGATGAGTTGAGGGATGGATTCAAATCCTTATTTGGATTTATCATCACCCGTGACACAGCTGGGATAGTCGATACCCTCATCAAATTAGGTGTCATCGTCCCGACAACCTCTGATGTCTCTGATATTGAGATATTCTTCGAAACTATTTTGGGGTACCTGGAGACTCTAGATAGTTCTAAAATCATGAATGATGAACTAGCTGTCCAACTCGCGATGGAAAAACCCTTCGTCGTACCAACAAGTTTCGTATACCTGGCAAAATCTTTTTCCATCATTGAAGGTATTTGTCTCAAATTGGACCCAGACTTCAACTACTTTACGTACCTTGAACCCCTCATCCAACAACAATTCCTGGAGTCTGTAGATATTGGGGATATATTCATGAAGACTACAGAGATTCCTGGGACAATTGGTAAAATAAATACAGCTGTCATGGGGTTGCAAAAGTCGAGGGGGTCTATGAAGCGGTCGATGGTTAAAACGCAACAGGAAATTAGGGTCGTCCAGTACAGCGTGGTTTGCGCTCTACTGGCTGAGAGGTTTGGGGATAATCAACCCATGGCGATGTTTTTTGTCTTATGTACTCTGTGGTTTACTTTTCGTAAAAGTCTATAGACTTTTTCCCACTCTTCTTGGGCGTCTCCTCCTTCTTGATCAACTTGTTATGTTCATCAAAGTACCCTTTCAGACGACGCTGTTCATCACGGAAAATATCAGAGACCTTCTCTTTGATCTTGTCCACGTCAGTGTCGCGTTCCTTTTGGATCTTCTTACTCAACTTCTTGAACCCCTTGTTCTTCTTATCGGCAGCGAATACAGTGAAAGTGTTTGTAATGGCAAGCATTTATTATTAAGGAATATTTATTTTTTATACCTTTTCATTCTGAATGCTGCGCGGGGTCGGCGCGACATTTCGCATTCAATGTAGCTGAGTCGTTTTTCATCATTATGTATGGTAGTTTTAGGTTCAATCACCTTAAAATACCCATATTTACGGGCTAAATCGGGGCGACGGTTCAGCTCAAAATTAAAGAGTGTTTGGGTTGTCATTATAGCAGACGCATTTGTAAT